GGCCCTGACCTCCCCCCCGGTGAAGGTTGGCCGCCTGATCCTGGGCGCCTCTTTGACTTTCGGGATCATAATCTCCGTGCTTATCATCTTTCCACCTCACAAGCAAAAGACGGCTCTACTGAGCCGCCTCTATTGCATTAACGATCTGCGCCTTCGTGTTGCGAGCCGTCACGTCTACGCCGTTCTCTGCAGCATAGTCAAGGAGCTGAGCCTTAGTCATGCCGCTGAGGTCGGGCATGGACGGCTTGGCGCTATTGAGCCCGCTTACTATTCCCCCGCGGTTCCCGTGATTACCGCGAACATCTTAGGACCAACAACAGCGATTGCTGCGTACAGTCTGCCAACGATCTTGACCATATCCTTCTCAGCAAGTGAGAGATCGTCGAACTTGAATGTTACAGAGTCGCCCTCAGGCAGGTTAGCCTGGACACCAGCGAGGTCTCCAACGATAGCGCCAGTTACGTTATCCTTCTTGATAACAGTCAGACCCTGGAACGGGTCATATGCGAACTGTGCCTGAAGCGCCGCCTTCTGAAGAGATGCGATTGTTGTGCCGGATGCGATCAGAACGAGGTTCTGTGCGCTGTCTCCGAGTGCTGCCATCGCATCAATGAGAGTTGCAGTGCTTACTACGCCAGAGATCTGTGCAACGCCTACGTGTGTAGCGTCAGATGCAGCCGGAGCCTGAGTGATAGCAGCAACAATGAGGTCGGCTGCCTTCTGAATGATTTTGTATGTCAGCTCATCATAGATGTATGCGAGGAACTCCTCGGCTCCGAGTGCGAGAACTTCGTCAGATACAGTGATCCACTTCTTGATGTTTGCGGGAACCATTGTAACGATTCCGAGAGTCAGCACTTCCTCCGCCGGAGCATTTGCGCCCTCAGTGTGGACTGCTGCATCTGTTGCGGATCTCTCAAATCCGACCTTGAGATTGCCTCTGACGTATGTCTTTGCTACTCTGCTGAAGATCTCGTCTCTTTCCCATGCCTGGCGGACTCTGCTCTCTACCAGTTCAGGAACCGGAACGACGCCGCCTGTTACGTTCTCTGTGAGAAGCGCTCTGCATTCTTCGTCGTTTCCTGTCTTGATGTAGTTAGCGTAGGCTTCGATGTACTGCTGAGTGTTTCTTATCTCCATCTTGTTATCCTCCTGTTTGATACGTTTGAGGACTTCGCCCTCTCCCTTGGCGACCTCTTTGGCTGCAGCCGCTCTTTCCTCGGCTTCTTTCTCAAGGAACGCTTTTCTCTCGCTGATCGCGTCGAGTTCTTCGTTCAGCTCTGCGAGTCTTGCCTCGTCAGCCTCTTTTGTCTCGTCAGCGATCTCTGCTGTCCTCTGTTCAAGCTCCTCGAGTCCGAGGTTCATGATCTCATCTCTTTTCATGCTTTACCTCCTATCAGAGCGCGTGCTCTAAGCTCCGCCCTCTTTCTGTTAAGTGTCAGCTGTTCAGCCCTCAGTCTCTCCGCTTCCAGCTCTGCGATCACTCCGTCGCAGTAGCTGCGGGCCGATATTTCTGTAGCGTCGTTTGCCGGCAGCGAAACTGCGCTGACGTCAAACAGCTTGGAAATCTTGGTTATTGTTCTGTAAACGGTCGTCATGTTGCTTTCATGGTCATTGACGACCTCGCGCTTGTCTTCCGCTACTCTGAAGCCGAACGACATTTTCGTCGTGTAGCCTCCGGCGATCTCCTCGTAGAGCTGACGGCCGATCTCTGTGCCGCCGAGGTCAGCCTCTACCGAAAGACCCTTCTCGTCCGGTGCTACTCTCAGAGTGTCGTTCGTGTTTCTCGCGAAGACTCTGCCGTGATGGTCGTACTGCATGATGACGTCGTCCATGTCACAGTCATCAAAAGCGTGCGGATCCACGCGCTCATAGACCTTATAATCGCCCCAGTCATAGAGGAGATAATCCTCGTTAAAAACTGTTGCGTAGCCTCTGACTACCTTCTCGGCTTCTTCGCCTTCCTGCGCTTCTCTTACTTCGAAGCTGTGCGTTCTTCGGTACTCTCTGCCGTCTGCGATCTTGCGGTCCAGCATCTCGAGAGCGTTCTGTTCGTTACTCTTGTCCATCGTCTTCTCCTTCCGTTCCGCCGAGATCTTCGGCTGGTTTATATTCGCCACGGATCGGAGCGACCTGTCCTGCTCCGTCCGGAAGCGGTCCGTAGTTAAAGAGCTCCCTGATCTCGTCGATCATGAGAGCGCCCCTGTCTCCGAGCTCTCTTGCCATCTGTACTTTCTGCGAAACGCTCATATACTGCAGCCTGTTCGCGTTGGCGATCAGATAAGAGCCTCGCACTCTCTCGTTCTCGGAGAACATGCAGCGGGTCATGGCTTCGGAGAACTGGATGGAAAACGGCTCGATCGCTCCGTCGAAGAAGCCCTCGAGCTCTTCGCCCTTCGCCTTGTTCTGAAGCACGTCCTCATTGACCCCGAAGTAGTCGTTCACGTTGCTGTGGATAAGTTTCATCTGATCGGCGTCTATCGTGAACGGCTTCGCGTCTATCTGCTTGATGTTCGTGTACGTATGCGGGAAAAGGAGCACTCCGCCCGCTTTGCTTTCTGCCGAGAGGTTTCCTTCCGTGAAACGTGCTCTTTCTTTCGCGAGGTCAGCAGGCTGCGTGAAGTTGCCGGCCTGCGCCATGAAGCGGAACGTTGCCGAGTTCTTGACGGCTTCCTTGATGCCCTCGCCCTGCACGTGGATCAGACGCATCGTCTCGTTGAGGGCGTTATTGCTGTCGCCGAAGAAGTCGTCATGATACTGGTGTTTGGTGAGGATAGCGCACAGTCTGAGCTCGACCGCTCCGACGTCTCCCGAGCTGAAGCGGTACCTCAGCCACACTTCGCCGTTATATTCGACCAGTTCGCACAGCGACGGAAGCACCGGATAGTAGCCCGTTATCTCCATGCGCTCATCAAATACCGGCACGATGAAGGCCGTGTTCTGCACGTCCAGGATCGTGCTTGTTCGGTATAGGAACTGCGACCATGTCTGCCACTGGTTCGGGCCCGTCTTCAGCTTCTGCTGCAGCTTAGGCTTCGCCGTTCCGAACGTTTCGACCTTGAGCTTGGAAATGTGCCTTGCTCTCGCGTCGATCGCGCTCCTGACGGTCTGCGCTTCGTAGATCTTGCCGTTCCAGCTCGTAAAGACTGGGCGGTAGCCTGTCAGCGTTTTAAAAAAGAGCCCGGCGTTATATGCTGCCTCGGACTCTTTCGCCTTGTCTGGTCTAAAAATCTTGTCGAATAAACTCATTTGTTATCCCTCGTTTTTCAACTGTTCGCCTATCTCGGCGAACCACTTCTGACGGACAGTCATCGCGTCGGCGAGTGCCGCCGAGCCGTCGATCCTTGCCGTCGGTGCTATTTTGACGAGCTTTCCTCTGCCTCTCTCGTTCGACATTTTGACTGCCGAGTTCAAGAGATGCACTTTGAGGAGCGCGTTGTCTCCGATCTTCATCTTCCCGTCCTTGATGAGGCCCTCTTCTTCCTGAAGGACGGGCCAGAGGTTCTCGCCCTGGTAAACATCGTCCATGTGAAAGCCGTAGCCCTGCATGTCCTGAACGAGATACTGTGCAGAGTAACGGTCATAGCCGATCTTGAGCGGATATATCTCATACTTCTCGACGAGGTCGGCGAACCACCTGAAGCAGTCGTGATAGTCGACGAAATTGTCTCCGCTCGGTGACAGGAAGCCCTGTTTGATGTATAGGTTGTACGGCAGTCCGTCTCGCTCTGTCGCTTCGTCGATCTTCTCCGCTGGAAGCCAGAAGTGCGAGAGCACGTTCAGGATCCCGTTCTTCTCGATAATGACGCATGCGGCCGTGAGGTCTGTCGTCTGTGAGAGGTCGAGTCCGCCGACGCAGTATGTACCTCGGAAGTCCTCGAAAGAGTAATAATCGCCGCTTATCTTTTCGACCGCCTGAGCGGGCAACCATGCGAGCGAGCTGTTCTGCTTTATGTTGCAGTATTTCGTCAGGAACTCTGCCTTCTTCGAAAGCGAGCCCTCTGCGACTGCGATCTCCTCGAGCATGTAGTCGACGCTGACGCTGACACCGAGGTTCGGGTTCGCCTTCCTCAGCTCGTTGATGTCATTCCATTTGTTGACGTCGTCTATCATGTAGAGGAGCGGAAGCAGCCGCTTCTCTTTGCTGTCTCCGAGCAGATACCTTGTCGAGCGCTTCATAAGCTCGTCGAAGATGCCGTCGTTGATGTAGCCCGAAGTCGTGCAGCTTAAAATGAGCGACTCCGACCTTGCGCCGGTACCGCTCTTTATAACTTCATATGCCTTGAGGCCCTTGTCCCCTTCCCACGATGCGAGCTCGTCGCAGATCCCGAGGGACGGGTTGAAGCCGTTTGATGTCTTCTCCTTGAGGGCGAGCTTCTTAACGATGCTGTTTGAGCCTATGATCGCGAGATCGCCCTGTCTCTTTCTCGCCAGTTCGTCTATCTCTTCCTGAGAGGCGATGCGCTTGTTGTGCTGGTCCTTAGCTTCGAGCTTCTTCTTGAGCTCTTTCCATTCGGGGTCCAGCTGCGTCATTGTCCAGATGTCATCATAGACGAGGTCAGCCTGATCAAGTTTAGGCGCCAGACAGTAGACCCTTGCACCGAAGCCGCCTTCTCTTCTCCAGACGTAAGAGCCGGCGCCCGAGGCGATCTTTGTCTTGCCGTTCTTTCTGCCGATAAGCAGCAGCACTTCGCGAAACTGCCTGTTGCCGTTCTCGTCCACGATGCCGAACACAGCCGAGATCATAGCCCTCTGCCAAATCTCTAAAGTAAGCGGACCGGGAGCGAGATCGCCTTCAGTGTGAAAGCAGTGCTCCTCATACCATGCGATAGCGTCCGCTGCCTTCTTTGCATCGAAGAAGAACTCCTTTTTCTGCAGTCCTTCGACGAGCTTCTCGTAGAGCAGAGCGATCCACTTGCCGACGAGGACGTGTCCGTCCTTGATCTGCTGATAGTATGTGAAAATGTAATTCTCTTTGCCTTTATTTCCCATAACTTGCAAGTTACTCCGACGGATGCGAGGGTAACTTTGTTTTAGTTTCTCTCGCTTCCTGTTTTTTCCACC